ATGGTGCCGCCCAAGAAGCAGCCAAACAATGGAAGCTGAAATCAACAGCAGGTATCGACGCATACCTACACACGGAGGACGCACAATGAAACCAATGTGGGAATGGACACAAAACGAGAGAAGAGAAGCGTTATTCCGCGAATACTACGACAGCAACCCAGACATGACCATCCTGCAAACACACGGAGGAAGCACAATGAAACCAATGTTCGAATGGACCCACGACGAGATCCGCGACTACTACGACAGCAACCCAAACCTGACCATCCTAACATACGCTGGTATGTTGGGACTAACCGGAGGTGAGGTCAAAGCAATCCTGCTAACAGACGGTAGCGCCGTCGATAAGGAAGAAGAGGCCATGGCGGAAGAAATGGGAATGTACTGCACCCCATACAATCCACAAGAAGACTGCTAACACCGAAGGATACCCGGCTCCTACGTCGCTGGGTATCCTTCTCATCAAAAGAAATATAAGGCGTCCTCGTTCCTCGGACTCTTTGGTTTAGTGGTCCTCGTTCCTCGGACACCCAAGTCGTACCTCCTTGGGCCCCGTGGCCCCCCGTCGCTGACGCTCCTCCCCCCAAACCGTGAAATGGTGTCCTTCGGACTCTCTATCCTAGTTCCCATCCCCGGCAAGCCCGGGCCGGGAACCCGCCGCGCCAGAGTCGCAAGGCTCAGGCGCGAGCCGCAAGGCATAATATCAGCGGCAGCAGAGCCGCAAGGCTTCGAAAAGAGACGCAAGGTCCTCGAAACTCTGCCCCTCAGCCCCCTCAATCCCCTTTTCAAGAAGCTCGGGCCCCTTATCACCCCCAAATAAATATATTCTCTTGGTCGAGAGGGCCTTTACCAAGTAGAAATTATTGCCTCCACGAGCCCAATAAGCCATATTCCACGCGATTTGATGCGGAGATATTTTTGGTTTATTATTTTTCGTTACTTTTAGCTCCGCCCAAAAAGAAATACCATCCCAGATTGCATGAACGTCAGGTACACCACCGCCATGCTTGTTTTCTATGCGGGTTGCGAAGCATTTCTCAGGCAGATTTTTCCTGATCGTGTTCCAAAAGTTGGCCTCCGGTCCTCGGCTCATCCGTTATATCCTCATATGATCCCTCGATTGTGAATGCTTGAGGGTATTTCTTTTGTAAATCGGAAAGCCGTGCCACAATCTCATCGCGGGATAGCTGGTCTATCTGGTTGATATTCTCCCGACGATCCACAGTCAAACCACCCAATGCTGCGCGGATTTTTTCTGCGTTGATGGCCGCTGAAAACTGGCCCGCGTCCTCCGCCCCTTCGGAAAGTTGTTGGAGGCGTTGTAGCTGCCCAATGGTGGTCACGCCGTAGCGCCGTTCTCGCTCCTCCCTGAGCTCCTTTATGTATTCGAGCACATGCGGATAGTCTCTGCCGTTTAACAGCACTGAGGCGCGCAGGTTTGCGAGATCAGCGGCATATCCTGCCTTTCTCGCGCATTCCGTATTCGAGTAGATCCCCTCGACAATGTGCCGAGCAAAAGTTTTCTGTCGATTAGTCAGTTTCTGGATTTTCCCAGCCATTTAAAATCCTCCGTATATAAGCAGTTTTATACCCCCTGTTTACAATCACAGTCAAATCTTGAAGGGTTTGAAATTTGCCTAGTTGTCAAAAAGGGGGGGTGTTTACGTTTCTAACGTAAACCGTTTACGCGGTGTTTACCTTTAAGGCAGGGGTTTAAACTACTGTATAACAACAATAAAACCCATGTGTTTACAGAGTTTACACCAAAAACGTGTTTTGAAAAAAAAAAAAAACGGAGAGGGGGGTCAAAAAACTGTATACAGGGGGTTGCAGTAAACATTATTTATCCTATATAACTTCTTACATACCTATTCATTCAATTCAATCTAGGAGTATCGATATGACGACAGTCACCTATAATTTACCTGCCTTTTGGGCCACTGCGCTGTTCTACGATGACACCAGTGCCTTTGAATCCTATGAGGATGACAAGCAATTCCAAGATTTCTGCGCCTATATGCTCAAGGAGCATGGTTCGTCCGAGCCAGTAGACTGCACAGATGAGCCCCATTTCACGAAATGGCATGACGCCACCCGTTTTGGTGTGCTTGCGTGTGATGTGTTGGAGTATACGTTTATTGAGGGTCGCGGCAATCCGACGACGAGCGCGATGGTGACACTTTCGCACACTATGGAGGGTTGATTGATGGAGATTGATGAGGGGCATTATCATGCGCTTTCTGAACGGTCGCATGATTGTGACTGGGGACCGTGTACAATTTACACTGCAATGAACGAGAGTTTTTATTTTGTGGTTTATCATGACCATGACCGTATTTCTGTACATCACAGAGGGGAGGAGGACTGATGGCTTATAATGGTTGGAGTAATTTTGAAACTTGGTTGGTTCAGTTGTGGTTGGGTGATGTGTTGGACGCTGACAAGGAGGAGGGTGCTGTGATCACTGCTGATTACATCAAGCAGATGGTTGACGAGATGGCTTCGGATTTGCTTGACGGTCCTGACGCTAACGGTTTCATTACTGACCTATTTAACTGCGCTTTGGGTGAGATTGATTACGCGGAGCTTGCTTCGCATTATGAGGAGGATGAGTGATGATTCGGGATATTGAGATACGGGCCAAGCGTCCTTCTTTGGAGGAGGCTCAGGCTATTGTTGGTGGTTTGATTGAGATTGTGATCGACGATGGTGAGAAGCAGTTGATTGTGAACGAGGAGGGGTTGTTATTGGGTTTACCGTTTAATGAGACGGCCAGTGGCATGACGGGTCGGTATATAGTGGGTCCAGCGTTACTGCTTACTGGGGAGGCGATGTTAGACTGATGGCATATTTATTTGATCAGGAGATACTGAATATTGGCGTGTACCGCCCTGAGTTGAGCACGAAGGATGGTCCTGTGGTTCATTCATTTGACAATGGGATTGCGGAATACAGTGCGTCTGTCATGCGGGATCATTTCTGCACGGCGGAAAAGACTGCCCGCATGTTTGGTGGTGATATCAAGTTATGCGTTTATGTGGAGTTTTCGGTTGCGGGGATTGCCTCGCATACGGGTTGGAAAAACTTGGAAGATTACAATGACATCACTGACGAGCCGAGGGTTAAGCGGTGGCGTGTTGTAGTTGAGCAGCGAAACGTGTTCTACGAAGAAGCCGAAACAGCAGAGGAGGCACGGCGCATTGCTGTAGAAGACCGCATCTGGGATGACCACCAAAGCGGCTTCAGGCGCGCAAAGGATACCTATGATTTTGAAATCAGCGTGGAGGAGGATGCGTGATGTTTAGTTTTGATTGTTTGGAAGAGGGTACGATGACGTTGGACTGGGATCCGGCGTCATACAAGACGAAGGCTGGTGCGGCGAAGGGTTTGTACCGAGCGTTGTGCAAGTGGTGTGAGATGGTTGGCATGGATCCGAGTTACGAGGTTCACATCAAGACCCCAGAGGAGCGCAAGGCGCAGGGGTACGAAAAGTTTTGGCATGTATCGTTTGAGGCTGGTCCGTATGAGTGGGCTGTGTTTGCTTCGATGCAGTTGCCTGATTGCAAGTGGGGATATGTTGAGCCGTATTACAGCTTTGAGTTGGATTTTGTATCATGAGGGAGCTTAACGGTTGGTATGAGAATGAGTGCGGCGCGGTTCCATTTACGATGCCTGCTAAGACGTTATTGAACGCGGTTGTGAAGATGCGTGAGATGGACGCGGATTTTGGTCACACTGACATGGAGGTGAATTGGGGCACGTTGGACGATTACGAGGACGTAGGATCGATTATTTATAAACTGTTGGAGGAAGATCAATGAGAAGAAAGGTTCAGGATATTATTCGTATATCGCGGCATTGGAGCGGTGAGACGTACAACGTTGATTTGTTGTCTGCGATGGGTCGCGGGGAATACATGGGTGTTGGCAAGGAGTTTGATGTTTCTCTGGACGTTGCGGAGAGCGCTGCGGCGCGGTTGTGTCGATTGTATGACGCGGTGTTAGAGAAGAAAGGTTTTGATGATGAGTGATCCGAGACACGCGATGATATTTGAGTGTTCAGAGAATGATTTTTGGTTGAACATAGTTCCGACTACGGAGACGGAGGACGGTTGTTTAGGGGATGGTAGTCCTTTGGCGGCAAAAACGTATGGTCCTTTTGGTTCTGTTGAGGAGGCTCGGGAGTATGCTGATGATTGTTTTCAGAACACGGGGTTTGTGATTCCGTTGTATGTGGACAAGTGGAGAGAAGGGATAAGGGGTTATTAATATGGGAAGGATTAAGAATATGTTGATCGAGGCGATGGAGACGCCGATTATGGATGCGTGTAGCGAGTGTCGAGGTTCGGGAATGGTTGAGGTTGATGTTGTGCGCCCGCATGGTTTTGGTCGTGATGTTGGTGTTATTGACGGTGTTTTGGAGGATTGTTCTGCGTGTGGTGGTGTTGGAGAGGTGGAGCGATTGTGTGCGTGTGGTGAGTGGGTGACATCGATTCGCGGTGATGCTGCGTTGGTTTGTGAGGAGTGTGTGTAATGACGAGTAGTGAGTTGGAAGAAATCTTTAGAAAAGTTTTTGGAAAGGACTGGTAGAATGGATAATAGGGTTTGCATGTTTTACGTCACTGATCGTTTAGATGATATTATAAACGGCGAGGATCCTAAAAAGTTTAGGGATGAGTGCATTTATAATTTGGGGGTGAACGCTCGGCGTCCTGTGGTTGATCCCAAGCCTTCGAAGGGCGTTGCTTTGCGCGAGTGGTTGCGAGACAGCGGCCTGTCGGCGCTTGAGTTTAGCAGGCGCTTGGATGTTTCTCAGCCTACGTTATCGCGTTGGATGTTGGGGAAGGCGTTGCCTACGGTTGATCATGCGTTGAAGATTGAGGCGGCAACGGGCGGCGCTGTATCCTGTGACACATGGAGGAAGCGCAGTGGGTGATCAGGAGCTAACGAAGTTTCAGGCAGCGCAGTTGCGTTGGCTGAAACGTCAGGTCGATGCGTTGCAGGAGGAGCGTTACCGTTCAGACGCAAGGCCCAATGTGCAGCGTGAATTGTTTGCGGCGCGTGAGGAGTTGGATACTTACGTTAGCAACCTTCGGGAGATTGGTAAGCAGATATGAAAAGTGCTCAAATATTAATGAAACAAATAAAAAAGTTTTCTGATGCAGTGCAGGATGAATCTCACTGTTCCTTAAATCATTTCGCAGTCTTTGCCCAGATATGTAAAGACCAGCCTGTGCGATTGCACGATTTACAGAACTCTTTGGGGTATCATAAGTCCACAACCTGTCGGTTGGTTCATGCGTTGTCAGATTACCACAGGGGTAAAAGAACCCCTGCTAAACTTGTGGAGGCGACAATGATGTTAGAGGACCGTAGGCACAGGATAATTCGTCTAACTTTAAAGGGTAAGGCTTTGATGGATGAGATGTTCGGGGATTCTGAGATATGAACACATACAAGCGTGATAAGTATGAGGACATTTACCGTCAGGCATGGTTGGCGCAGAACGTCAAGGACAAGGCGGACAATCCGCGTTGGAATGGTGGGATAAGCAACAGTGCGTTGAACGGGTTCACGAAGCATACGTCTGTGAACAAGGGTGGGCGTCCGAAGTTGGAGTTATCCAAAGTTGCTGCGGTGTTAAACAATTTGTTGCATCGGGAGATTAGTTTGAACGATGCTGCGGATATTATGGGCACGACGGTTAAGTCGCTGCGCCAGATTAAATCGAGATACAATTTACCGAGGAGCGAGGATGGACCCGAGACTGACGAGTATCAAGAAGTTGATTAAGGATTTGAACAAGGAGATCGACGATATTTTGTGGGAGGAGACATCTGACCCGAGGATCGAGGCGCTTGTTGAGGAGTTGGAGTATTTAAAACTGAAGGAGTCGAAAGGAGAATTATATGAACCAAAGTTTTGAGCAGGGGGCAGAGATGTCCAAGGATGTTAACGAGTTGATCATGATGTGGCAGTCGCAGGGCTATGATCCGGTTGTGTGTACCTATTCGATTTTGCTGCGGTTTACGGCGATAGCTGCGGGCATGATTGAGGAGGAGGATCTTGAGAAGTTTTTAGATGACGCGAGGAAGAAAGGATTGGAATTACATGAAAAGCAAACGGAAGGTAACTACTATGCACATTGATACACGCGAGTTAATTATTACGAACATCATTCCGAATGGCGGCGCTGGTTTTGGATTATGTCAGCGAGAGGAGTGCGATGTATTCATCAGCAATCATTTGCTCGAAGGAACGGGGATTGATGTTGGAGATATTGTGAAGGCGATTGTTGTTCCCAATAATTTTGGGAAGGCGAACACGCCGTACAAGGCTATTCGGATTGATCGGTTGAGGGGTTTTGATTCGGTTGTTGAGGACATTGAACCGGAGGTTGAGCCTGAGCCTGACGAGCCAACGTTGCAGGAGCGTGTGTTGGAATTGTTGGAGGGAAATCCGGACGATTACTTTACGGTCAACGAGATCATGGAGGAGTTGGAGTTGGATCTTGGTCACAACGAGGTTTTGTATTCGTGTGATGGTTTGCATTCGATAGGATCGATATGCAAGGCTTCGGTCTGGGCTCCGAACTACACGAAGAAATCTACGTTTAATTTGTATTCGAAGAACATCACGGCGTTTGCGGTGGAGTAAAAAAAAGAGGGAGCCGAGAGGCTCCCTTTTAGTTTATGAGGGCAGATAAGGCCACAGGCGTGGGCCTATCGAGCAGTGATCAGAGTTTATCGGATTCCGGATCTTTTTTAAACTCTTTTTTAATCATGTAGGATATTTGTTTTGACAGGGCGCGATGCTCTCTCTTCGAGAGTTGTCGCAGTCGGTCATGATCCTCGGGAAGAATAGCGACTGTCTTCCACTTCACGTTTTGTGTTTCGTCTAGCATTTGTTTTTTCCTTTGCCTTCTGCTGCTTTCGCAGGGCCTTCTCCCATTTTCGGGAGAGGCAGTGTATCTTTTCCCGTTTCATTATATACTATATAGAAACCTTGCCAAGTCTGGCTTCACGATTTTTACGACAGCCTTCGTTTTCGTATGTCCAGCTTCGGATTTGTGAGATGTTTTTGCCTGACCATCCATCGGTCAGGGCTTTGGCTACATCCAGATCGAGGCCCGTGAGCCGAGCGATCTCGGCTCCAGCGGTATCTCGGGTACGCATCCCTTTCTTTCGATCCACGATGCATTCGGTTACTTCGGTGGCGTCAAAGTCAGCCATTGTCTTGCCTCTTCTCCTAGTACCTTTGCTCCGATATCGATCTTTGCTCGAAGGGCTTTCACGATTTTCTCATCGATTGTTCCCTCTGATATCAGATCAACGTAGGTCACGTTATTCTTTTGACCAATCCTGTGCGCTCGATCCTCTGATTGGATCCGAGTTTCGAGGTTAAAGTCGTTTGCATAGTACACCACGAGGTTAGCTTCGGTCAATGTGATGCCATATCCTGCGGTTGCGGGGTTCCCGACGAAGTATTTCAGGCGGGAGTGTGGCTTTTGGAAGTCCTCGACGATTCTTTGGCGCTTATCGTCGGATGTATCGCCGTAGTATGCGGCGGCGCATCCCTCGCCGTGGACCTTGTTTAGGTTTTCGACGATCTGTTGGATGTCATGACGAAAGCGCGACCAGATGATTGCCTTGCCATCGTGCTCTTCGATCACTTCGAGCAGCGCATCCATGCGCTTCGAGGGGAATGTAACGGTGTGCCCGTCATCTGTTTTGAGATGCCCACACAAAACCTGCTGCAATCTGAGCAGTTGGGTGATGACCATGGGCGCAGTAACGAAGTCCATGTCACCCAATACAACCATAGCATGTTCCTTAATCTGCTGGTACATCTTATGCTGGTCCTGGGTGAGTCCGACATACCGGGATGTGTAGATTTTCTCGGGTAGGTCGAGACAATCCTTTTTTAACACGCGGAACGTGTATCGATCCACTCTGTTATTGAGGTCATCGAGGTTTCGAAAGCCGACGATTTGGTTAAACGCGGCAGCGCCCATTTTAACCTTGTTCATGATGGCGTATCGGCCTTGGAATCCATAGAAACTTTCAAAGCCGAGCAGTCCTTGGCGCAGGAATTCGAACTGCGCGAAGATATCCATGGGGCTTTTTGTAACGGGAGAGCCTGTCAAGAGTCTTCTAAACTTGAACCCGTCCGCAATCTTGATTAGGCTCTTGGTGCGTTTGGCCTTGGGGTTTTTAATCGTCGTGCTTTCGTCGATTGCTATCATACCCTTTGGCCCAAACGCACGAGACAACCACTGCCCAGCCTTCTGACCACGGACCGTGGAGAAAGATTCGACGTTCATCACGAAGATGGTCAGGCCCTCGAACTTATCTTTAACGGAGCGCATCTCCTCGGCTTGTTTCTTATTGGGTCCGGACACCCATCGGATGACGCGATGCGGTACTTGTTCGGACATATGCTCTGGGATTTCTTTGGCGACCCAGTTTCGATAGACGCCTTTGGGTGCGATGATCAGAGCGAAATCTATCTGCTCGCTTTGGTACAGCATTCCAAGGTTGTCGATCAGAACTTTTGATTTGCCTGTTCCCATTTCCATAAAGTACCCGAACTCGGGCAGGTTCCATCCAACATGCAGCGCCTCGCTCTGATGCTCGAATGGTTTTGTTTTAAAAAAGTTTGTATCTGGCATTGCAATCCTCCATCTTGTGTATATATATGTAATCGATACACATGTATCAACCCATCTTAACCTGAAGAGGAGAAACTTTTTGATGGATATCTTTGAAGACATGTTCGACGAGTCCGGTGCGTTGAGCTCAGTCAATACTGAAACCGGAAAAACTCTCAGCAGCTTGGTAAAACAGCTTCGCTCTGTGGAAATGCAGATCGAGGATGCTGAAAACCACCTCAAGGCATTGAAGCAAGAGAAGCACAAGCTCTCTGTGGAAAACATCCCAGCCGTTATGGATGAGATGGGGGTGGAGCGCGTAGACGTAGAGGGCCTGACTGTGGCGCGGAAGATGATGGTACACGCATCTATTCCTGTGGCGCGGAAAGAAGAGGCGTTCGAGTGGCTGCGCCAGCATGGTCTTGATGACATAATCAAGAACGATGTAACCTGTTCGTTCGGGAAAGGTCAGGACAATCTCGCTGGAGATGTCGTGGGTTTGCTCGAAGAGCGTGGGTTTGATCCCAAAACCAAGACCCATGTCCACCCGTCCACATTAAAAGCGTTCATCAAGGAACGTGTGACGGATGGCAAACCAATCGACCTCGATATGTTCGGGGCATTTATCGCAAACGCGGCTGAGATACGGAGGAAATCATAATGGGCGTGTCAAAACAAATGCAGATAGAAGAGATGGATCGTATCAGTCGTGAAGAGTACGACGAGGATGGCAATCCCAAAAAACCGGAAGTCATCAACGAAGAGTTGATTGAAGTCATCGAAGGTTTGCGGAAGAAATATAATCAGGAGGAAAAGTAATGGGCGCTGTTGCAAAGAAAAAGAAAACGGATGTTTCAACGGATGTAATGGACGACATCTTTGGCATGGCTGGCGAGGGTGCGTCCTTCGATAGTTCCGAGATGCAGATTCCATTCATTCGTGTGCTGCAAGCCCTGTCTCCGCAGTTGAACAAGAAGAAAGCGGAGTACATCGAGGGTGCCGAGCAGGGGGATTTGTTTAACAACGTCACCATGCAGTCTTGGGATGGCGAGGACGGGGTAAACATCATCCCATGTTTCCAGACCACCAAGTATCTGGAGTTCACGCCCCGTGATATGGGCGGCGGGTTTCGTGGTGAGCTTGCCGCGAATGATCCAGCGATTTCTCAGACCACACGAGTGGGGTCGAAGGAGCTTTTGTCCAACGGCAACGAGCTTGTGAAGTCGGACCAGCATTATTGTCTTGTGGTCGAGGATGATGGGTCTTTCCAGCCAGCGGTTGTGGATATGAAATCCACGCAGCTAAAGGTAAGCCGTCGTTGGAAGACGCAGATTGCAATGCAAAAGATCCAACGTCCAGACGGTAGCATGGCTACACCTCCGGTGTTCGCAACGATCTGGAAGTTGTCTACGGTCGAGGAAAGCAATGACCAAGGAACGTGGAACAATTACCAAGTAGAGAAGGTTGGGTTGGTTGACAGCCGAGATCTTCTTATGGAAGCGAAAGCATTCCGAGACTCCATCCAAGCGGGTGAAGTGAAAGCTATGTCAGAAGAGGGAGCAGGCGGGACATCTGCTCCTGTGAAGGATGATGAAATCCCCTTTTGATGTAGCTCGGGGGGGGAGCAGGCGGGACATCTGCTCTCCCCATCATTCGCTTAGGAGTAAAGTATGTCAGCAGCAGAAAGAATGCTGGCGGTTTTTGAGGGATCAGAAAAGGGACATGGCAGGACGAACGTTGGACCAGTGGGTCGCAACGGAAAGACTGAGGCCAAATCTTTTGTTATCCGCGAGCCGCTAACAGTTGAAAAGATGCAAGCGCATATCGGCGGGCAGCAGGGGGTGGGTGCCATTCCTATCAAGGCTGGTAACGTGTGCAAGTTTGGGACGTTGGATATCGATGTCTATGACTTGGACCACGCTGCGCTTAATAAAAAGATCACGCAGTTGAAGCTGCCGTTGTTTCATTGCCGCTCGAAGTCGGGCGGTGCCCATTTGTATTTGTTTTTGGAAGAGTGGGAGCCTGCTTCGATTGTTCGGGAGATCCTCGAAGAGATGGCTGCGGCGCTTGGGCACTCTGGTTGTGAGGTGTTTCCCAAGCAGGATACGATCCTCGATAGCGAGGGGGATCTT